TCCTCCTTTTTTCATGTAACCCATTTTGTTTCTGACTTTAGTTGGTAGTTTTTTAAACCTTTGTTATCAGCAGGGACAGCTTTTAATGAACCACCACCCATTTTTTTAACTCTTCTTTTAGAAGATTTTACAGTCATAGATTTTGCTTTTTCTTGAGCCTCTGGTATTAGTCCTTTTGCTCTTCCACCATCCATTTTTTTAACTCTATTTTGATCTTGAATATTAGATTTCATTTTATTAATTGTTTTTTTAGATCCAAAAGCTTCTACTAAAGCACGTCCAAGTTTAATATCTCCTCTTACTTTTCCACCTTTTTTTAATTCAATTGGTTTACCATCATACTTACCATAACTTTTAAAAATATCTGCTGCAGAAGAACCAGATTTTTTACCTGGCTTAGAATTTTTCATTCTATCAGAGGCTCTTTTATCTTTTCCTCTTTTTGCTGCTGCTTTTGCAGCTTCCATAATTTTTCCACCAGCTTTATAGCCTTTAGGTGTTACCTGCATATTGAATCTGTTATTTGCCATTTTTATTTCCTCCGTTTCTAAAAATTTGTGTACCCTTTATACCATAAATCGACGCTACGACAAGGATCCAAAGATTTGTGAACCATGACGGGAGCTGAGAGAACATGTCGAAGAACAATTTTACTTTGTCCATCGCTGTCGGGTCATCCGATATCACCGCCCACGCGAGCACCAACACGGGCAAACTTAATATTACAAGGACCGCCTCGTCCTTCCAGTCCGATTGCCTTGCTTCTAATAATTTGCCTTGGTAAGCTTCCTGGCCTTGGGCCATTTTTGTAGCGTGCATGAGTTGTGCTTCACTCATTGCCATTTTCGTCTTCTGCTTGTTAGCATAAATCTTACTTCCAGCAGAAACGGCTAATTTAATTGCCGATAACCACATAATTTAGTACCAAGTAGCAGTTTTCTTTTTATTAGATAGCATTCTTTTAGTACCTCTAACTTTTTCCTTGTCTCCTGTAGGAATATAGTTGTAAGTACCGTCAGCTGTAGTCTTAGATCTAGGATCTATCTCTACATTTTGACTTGGAACTGCCATCTGTTTTGCTTTTTTATAGTTCATCATAATGTTTTACCTTTTGTTAAACTAATATACCATTAATTTTCGTCAATAACAGACATTTGTTGCACACCAGACTTAGCAAGTGAGACTCCAGCTCTTAATTTAGCTAAATCTTCGTTTTGTTCAAGCTTATCTTCAAAATTATCTTTAGATTGTAGCAATCTTGCTCTTGCAAGTTCTTGTTGAGCCTCATCATTTTGTTTTTTACGTTCATTTTCCATGGCTCGTAGATCAACTTCTCTAGATTTTAGTTTTAAAAGTGGATCTGAATCAAATTGTGATGTGATTTTGTTCTCTTCCTTCATAAAATCTTCTGTCATTTCAGCAATCAACACCGCTTTTCTAGCTTCAATCGTCTGCATTATCTGTTGTAGCAATTGTGCTGACTGTGGATTGGTTGGTGCTTGCTGTTGTAACACTTGCATCTGCATCATTTGCTCTCTGAATTCAATTTGTACTTGTTCTTGGGCCATGATTGATATGTGTTCAAGAATGTTTTTTTGAATTGAAGCCATAACCACAGGATTATTTCTAACCATGTTAGTTGACATAAAGTTTAAATGCGCTGTAATGTGTGCTCTATGATCTTGACCAGGGAAAGCTTGGAAAGGTTTCGCGTTTAATGCATTAATATGCTCGACACTTGGATCAATAGGTTGAACTGGAGCAGGTGGAGGTAATATTTGATTAACATCTTTTACTCCAATTGCTTCATACATTTTTCTGTATGCATTATATAAATTATGAATCTGTGGATTCGATTGCGCCAATTGTAATTCTGTTTGTGCCATTGTAATTCTTTGTGACTGAGAAAATATATTTGGATCTGCAACAGGAATAATATCTATTCTATCGTCAAAATCTAATTGTTTAATAGTTCTAGCTCCTCCAACCACGTCGTATGGATATTCAGGTGGTAAGTATTGAGAAATAACTTTTCCAAGTAATCTAAATTCTTTTTTCATTGCTGCGTACAATCGTTTATGGATTGCACTCATGACTCTTGAACCACGTTCTAAAAGAGCAATAGTTGTTCCAACGGCTGCGCCTTGATTTCCATCTCCGACTTGCATATCAGCAATGGCTGCAAATCTTTGACCCGCACCAACAACAATTCCCATTAATGACAATAATGTCTGAGAAGGTTCCTTGTAAGGTAATGGAAAGAATGCATCTCTTAATGATCCACCTGGTGCATCTACATCTTTGAATTCACCTGGTTGAATTGGTGACGCTTCATCTCTTACTCTAACACCACGTTGCTTGAATCCAGCAGGTAAATTAGATAAAGTTCCTGCATCTAATAATTGTCTTAAAGCTGCAGTTGCAGTTCTACTTAATCCACCAATCATGTGGATTAAACCAAAACCATAAAAACCTAGACCTGGTAAAAATTTGAAATGAACAAAATAAGAAATTTTCTTTTTCTTAATATCATCAGGTGCATAGTTTCTTTTAATCGATAAAATTTTTCTTGATGCTTCTTCAACCGTTACAATATATGGAAGTTTAATTCCTGTTGGCTCACCATCTGCACCAATATCTTCAAACCCTTCTAAGTCTAAATTAACATGACACTCTAAAACATTGTAAACATCTTCTTGCTTACCTGTTTTTTTAGTTCCAGAAATTTCTCTTTCCTTCTTTGTTAATTCATCATTGTTGTCGACACCTGGAGGACCAAGTTCTACATCAGAATAGAAACCACTGACTTGTGATTTTCTTAAATCGTTTTCAGAAATTTTTAAAGAGTGGATGATTGATTCCGCTTCGTCTAATGAGGTAGCCGTGTACGGAACAATCAAATCCTCAGCAGGAATAAATTTACTCACTGCTCTCCCTAATAACTGGTCATAGTATATTTTTTTAAACGTCGAACCAGCTAGTGGTAAATGAAATAACATTTGATCGAACTCAGGTTCATATTCTTCCATTTGATCCATTAAAAGATAATTCATATAATCTTTAACCCGTTGAGACTGTTGTTGAACAGGTGGAGAATCCACTCCGATAATATCTGTTCTTACAGGTCCTTCTGCAGGTAATAATTCTTTGTAAGCTTGTGCTTGAAATTGTGTGACTGCTTCAGCAAGCACAGGATGAGTTGCACCACTTGCTCCTTGGAAAGGTTCAGTTCTATTTTCATATTTAAATCCTAAAAGATCTAAACCTTGAATATAAGTTTGCTCCCAATCTTTTCTGGAATTTTTATATTCCATGTAGTTGTCAACCATTTCGTTTCCGATTGGTTCTAAAATATCTTCAGGTAAAATGTCAGCTAAGTTATCAAAATGATTCTCGGTTCCTGGAACATTGATCGCTCCTGGTTCAAAGTCTAATGTAACTCCACCATCCTCTTCAGGTATAACTTCTACGGGACCTTGTTCTACTACTTCCTCTTCTACAACTTCTTCCTCAGCTGGTATTTCTACTTCTGTTCGAATTTCGTTAGGAAGGGACTTATCTATATCTGCCATTAGTATCCTTTTACTGCTAATTTAGGTTTCTTAACTAATCCACCTTTAAATAATTTTTTTCTAGTAGGTGCAAATAAACTTGAACCTGATCTAATTGATTTCAATGCTCCAGATCCCCCACCACCTTTTAAAATTTTAATACTGGGTTTTTTAGGTGCATCAAAAGATTGTCTAGATGAAAAATTTTCAAATGTCTTAGAATTTTTTATAATTGGTTTTGCTTTTTTCTTTGCTTCATCAAAATTGTCTGCGGATACGGTGACAGTTCCTCTTTGAGTATCTCTAGAAAGTTTGGTGTTTTTTTCACCAACATCTCCTCTATCATAAGTTTGAGGTGCTATCAACTTATAGTCTATTTTGAATTCAGCCATTTAAAATTTCTCCAATGTTAGCTTCTAACTTGTTTTAAAGGAACTTTCAACCCCTGTGGGTTAGGTCCTGATTTTGGTGGTGGGCCAGATTTCACACCTCCTGAACCAAGTGGTTTATCAATCATACCACCGCCTTTTTTACCTTGTCTCATTTCTCTCATCTGTCTTAATGCTTCGCTTACCGCAGACTCTAAAGACATGTCTACTCTTAAATCTTTTACAATCTCATTAAATTTTTGTTGGGTTGCTTTATCAGCATTGGCCATGTACTTCTTACCGTAGTCCATTAATAACCTTTCTTAGCTAGTTTAGGTTTTCTGATTAGACCACCTTTGAAGTTTGGTTTTCTTCCTTTTAATTTTTTAGCTGTTGATTCAGCAACAGCATCTCTAAACTCTTTTCTTCTTTTAACAACTTCATCAAAACCTTTTTTAACCATTTTTAAAGCTGCTGCAGGTGCTTTCTTTTTCTTTAAAAAATTAACCACACCTGATGTATACTCTTTAGCAGAATCTAATCTTTGTTGTGCTGTATTTATATTTTTAAAACTACCACCTTTTTTATTAAGTTTTCTACTAGTTTTATTTCTATCTTCGACAAATTTTCTAAATTTTTTTAGCACTGGTTTTGCTATCATTAACGGAACTTTAACCATCAGTAATAAATCCTTTTCTTCTGTTCGACAACTTCATCCACATAATCTTCTGGATGTTCGATTAATCCACCTTGTCTAAATCTCATGATCGCTTGAGTGGTGGAGTCGACCAAGTCATCATGATCCCCGAACGGAAAGGCTGCACATTCTTCAATG